TTCACCTATCCAATATACATTATCTTTATCAAAAGGCTCTTCCCAAATAAGTTTATAGAACTCTTTAGTATATTCGTCTACTATGTGTTTAAATCGTGTTTTTAGTTTCATATATTATTTATATTGCCCAGTTAAAAAATGTTTATGTATTAACAAACCATATTTATCTTTTGCTAATTTAATTTTAGATAATTCTAAATCAATCTTTTTAATTTGTTGATATATTTGTTCATTATGTAATTTTGTTTTACTGTATAAACTGTCTAATTGTCTTGGTTTCATATAGTGTTTTTAATTATATTTATGAGTATAAACTAAAAAGAGCTATATTTCAAGCTCTTAATAGTATGAGTGTAAGGGTAGATTAGGCTTCTTTCAAAGCTACAGCTAATCCTTGTCTCATTATCTTTACTCCGTAAAGAACTTCAGCACGTGCAGTCATTCCACCTAGTGAATTGTCATATCCCATTGTTAATCGGATAGATAATCCAGAAATAGGGTCATTGTATACACCTTGCTTTACTCCCATTCCATCTCCATCAACTGGAAGTGGTCTGATAGCTAGTCCAATAGCATCTCTGTGGAAAGCCATATTGTATTTTCTTACTGGGCTTCCTCCTGATTGGATCAACTGAGTCTCAAAGATTGACATTCCAGCAACTTGTGGTAGGTTAGCGGTCTGGGCTACAGCTCCACCGAAGTTTAATACTTTGTTGATGTCATCATCTTTCAAAAGGTCAGCATACTTACTAGCAGATACAGCATAGATGAAAGGTCCCTCAATTGGAGCTTTGTTTCCAACTAAAGTCTCTCTCAAAGATACTATGTCATCATAGTGAGCAGAAGTTTCATCTTTTGTATTTGAGAAAGTTAATCCTAAAGTAGCAATAGATACATCAATATCCTTCAAAACTGAGTGAATAGCTTCTGTGATATATCCTTGTAATACATCAGGTCGAGCTAAAGCACGTCCAGTATCTTCAATCAAAACGCTCTTATATTTGTGTTGGTCAAGTGTAATAGTTACATCTGAGTCAGCAGGTCCTGTGAAAGCATAAGAAGATCCAGCAGCTTTAGTGTCAGCAGTTCCTAAGTCTCCTAAGAAACCAACTTTTACAGCTTCTCCAGCTTGTCTTACATCATTTGAGAAGTCAGTATTAACAAATCGGGATAACCCTCTTCTTTCTTTTAAGGTCTCCATAGCAGTAGCGGCAGCAACTGTAGGGATGAATGAGTCAAGTAATGACTTTGTTATTTCTCCGGCCATAATGGTAATTTATTATTGTCCTATTAATATTCGCCCTTCTTCTGTAGCCTCAGTTATTGCCTTTAGATTTCTAGCTACGAAATCGCTGTCTTTTAACTGTGACTCCCTAAAGATTGGAGCATTGCTTTTTTCTGGGTTTCCCCCTGCGGAGTTACCAGCATTTTGTATTCTACTGTCTTTGAATAGATATGGCATTTCTGTTTTTAATCTGGTGAATTCACTTGCTAATGCTTGTGGGTTTACATCTCCAGATTCGTCCAATATGCTATCCTCTTCAATGAACTTCATAACTACATTTATGTCTTGAGGATTATATCTGGAGGCTTCTGATATTACAGCACTTTGAATTTTTGCTTGTTTATATGAATTTTTTAGTTCATTTAGCTCTGTTTCATATTTTGTAGCCAATTCTTTATAGTTTCCTTGTTCCTCAGCCTGTTTCTTTTCAATCTCTGCGAGCCTAGCTTGTAGCTGTTTTCTCTCGCGGTTGACTTCATCAAACCTTGATTTTGGGATACTAATCGTTTTGGTTTCTTCAGTTTGTACTGTATCATTTTGGGTCTCCTCTGTATTATCGCTTACAGGTTGCGTAGTTGTCTCCTCTTCCATAGTGTTGAGTTATTGATAATCGCTCGTATCGTGAGCTATCCGTTATGGTTAATATATCAAATGAGACTTTTATAAATATTTTAACATCCTCTGAAGTGAATTTTTTATTTCAGCATTATTTTCTTTAGCAATAATTCGCTTTAATTTAGCCTTGTCGCCTGTCTTTATTGCGTCATTAATATTATTGTATTGCTGTATCCCAATTTTAGTTGTAAATTGCTCATAAGCCTTGAGGATATTTTCTTTAGAAATATCTTGTACAGAATCCCACACTTTTTTTAATTTTTCTTTAGATTCTTGGCTTTCTACAAATAATTGTTGTTGTCTACGGGCGTCTATTTCTCTTTGACTATCCCAAGCTTTTTTAATTTTACCTTTTTCTATTTCTTCACTAATAGAAACCATTTTATTTATATCTTGTTTTACATGTTGAACTTCGTGAACTATTGTACTTGTTAATTTAATTGGGTTTTTTTCATATAATTTAGAATTTATAAAAATAGTATTATCATAATACAAACCATATTTTTTATTAGTATGAAAATCGGCAAAAACAACATTTTGTTCTTTTAATCTAGGATATTTTTCAAACAAAAGTGGATTATCAATAATTTTATCTAATGAATAACCTCCTTTGAAATCTTTAACATCTGCCTTCCCAACTTTAGCAAAAATTTTTAATGCTGTATTTAATGCATTTATCCTATCTTGTGCAAAATAAGATATTCCAGAAGCTGATTTTTGAGTTAAAAATCCACCTTGTTGAAATCTTGAAATAAAAAATTCTTCTTTTACTGTATTAACATCTATAATGTTTATATTACCATAATTTTTTATATTATTTACAGTCATAAAATCAGCAAAAGTTTTGCCTTCTAATTTCATCATTTTTGCTTGTTCTACTAATGGGTCTGCTTTGCTAATATATGATTGACTTTCTACATCCCAAAATTTACTTACAGAAGCCAATCCCTCAAAGTATGGTGAGATTGAGTGCCTACAATTAGAGTGGAATAGCCCAGCTTCTTTTGCTTTGTCTAAAGTTGTATAACCTCGAGTCCTACCTGTCAAAGATAAAACTTCATTTTCCCACGGTCTGCAAATATCACATTCTCCAAAGTGGTCTGAGACTTGTATTAAATCATAACCTTCCTCTATATGGGTGTTCTGGATACCAGTTACCTGAGCTTCAGTCAATATACTTCGAGCTAATGTCCTAGCATAACCATCTACCGATACATTTCTACCATTTTTATAAGTGATAGCGGATAGGGAAGAGGCTCTTAGCTCATTTTCTACATTTTTAGCAATAGTTTTTAAGTCACTACCAGCTATTTCACCCCTAGCTACTTGTATTGCCACTTTTTCTGCCTGTTCTGCAGTTATAGCTGACACTCCAGCCTCCTCTAACCCACTAGCTATCTTTTGGGTGTACTGATAGGCATTCTGGACTATAAGTTGTATAGTTTGCTTGTGAAAGGTTGCAAACTTAGCTTGAAATGTATACTCAATATTGTCTTTTATAGCCTGATTGACAGCATTATCCATTCCCTCTTTATATAATCCAGGGATTGTGACATCTGCCCAAGCTTGCAAATCTAAATCATATTCAGCTACTATTTCCTGTAAACCTCTAATCTTAACTTTAACTGACTGGCTATCTTTTCCAGCTTGTATATATTGAAATATGTCTAAATAAGCCTGTTTTACAATGGCTTCTATAAGTTTAACTTGCGGGTCTGATTGTACAATACCTTCTGGCTTTATTTGTGCCATATATTAGTCTTCTATATTGTCTTCTTCGTCGTCGTTGTTATTGTCATTGTTTTCTATACTTCCAAAATTGAAAGGATTAGTTTTAGCTTTAGCTGTCATCTCTGCCTGTATTCTTTCTAATTTATCCATAGCTTCAGATTGGCTAATTCCGTCTATATTGCTAATAGCTTCCTCTTTGGTGGTCAATTCATAATCTAATTTATCTTTCTCAGCTTGGATTGTCTCTAATTGGTCTTCTATCAATCCGTCTTTCCAAATAATCTGTGGCACTTCAGTTTGTCCTGCTGTCAATGTATCTGATTTTAATCCATTTACTCTTGCAAACTCAATAGCTGATTGAATAAGTACTTTTATACCATTATCCCAATACATCTGTTTTCTGTGTTTCAAAGATAAAGTTCTAATCAACTTATATTTCAAGGCTCTACCTGATTCTGCTACTCCATACTTGGTAATACCAAATAGGCTAGGGGACATCTGAGAAATT